CTATGGAATGAAGCAAACCAAAACTGGACATTAGTCACTGAATAATGTTCGGATTAGCCTCATTTTCACAAGCACCTTTATCATCATTAGGTAGTTCTACTAAGTTTGGTGTAGGTAATGTAAATGCACTAGCATCTACAACTGCATCATGTAATAGAATTAGAACATTTAGTGGTGCAATTACTGCAAACGGTCTTGCATCATCTAATGCGACTAGAGTTAGAACCTCTAACGGTGATATTAATGGTGTTGGAAATGTAGATGTTACCTATATAAGAATTAGGGATCATAATGCTTCTATTACTGGTACTGCATCTGTAAGAACTGATGGTTTATCACTGGCATTTGCATCAGGAGCAATATTTAGTAATGTTTCAGTTACTACTGACGGAACAAGGGTTAGAACATATACAGGATCAATCAATGGACAAGGAAGTGCTAGTGCATTAGGCGGTTTAATCTATTCTGGTGATGGTCAGGTTAATGCAACAGGAACAGTAGTAGCATTACCAAGTGCAGTATGGTGGGCAAATGCTGATACAGAAGGTAATGGAACAATAACTGCATCAGGTATAGTATTAGGTGAAGAATGGGGTGATAGTTCTACAGGAACTGAAACTTGGACAGATTCATCTACAGGCAGTGAAATATGGGTGGAAGATCCACCTGAATCAAACACATGGTTAAGACAAGGATAATACATGGCTAAGACAAAGATCAGCGAATATAATTCTACCTCTAGTAGCAATACTGATATAGACGGTATCAATATTAATGAAGGCTGTACGCCTTCTGGGATTAATAATGCTATTCGTGAGGTAATGGCTCATTTAAAAGACTTTCAAGCAGGAACTGTTACAGGCAACTCATTAGCAATTGCATCTGGTGGTACAGGTGCAGAAAATGCAACTACTGCACGAACAAATCTTGGAGCTGCAAAGTCTGGTGCTAACTCCGACATTACATCTTTAACTGGACTAACAACTGCATTATCAACTGCACAAGGTGGTACAGGCGTAACCAGTATATCTGCATTGGTAACATCACTAGGTTTAGATACAACCAGTGATGCACAGTTTGATTCATTAGGTATAGGCACAACTGCATCAGGAACAACTGGTGAGATTCGTGCAACAGGAAACATTACTGCATATTATTCAGATGACAGATTAAAAACAAAGCATGGCAACATTACAGAAGCTCTTAAAAAAATTAATACATTAAATGGATTCTATTATAGTGCTAACGCAACTGCACAAGCATTAGGATATGAACCTAAAAAAGAAGTCGGTGTATCTGCACAAGAAGTCAATGCAATTATGCCTGAAGTTATTTCACCTGCTCCAATAGATGAACAATATCTTACTGTAGACTATGCAAGATTAGTTCCATTATTAGTAGAAGGCATCAAAGAATTAAGTACAAAGGTTAAACATTTAGAGAAAGAGTTAGAAGCACATAAAGCTGTAGAACATTGTTCTTGCGAGGAGAAGTAATATGACATTACAGGCTAGTGGAACAATCAGCCTTAATGATGTAAACCTAGAACTCAAAAACGCATCATTATCTACTATATCTGTTGGTGATTCTGTATCACGCAGTTTAGCACAAAAAGCAACTGGAGCAGTATCATTCTCTAACTTTTATGGTAGAAACTTTGATCTTAGAGGTCAACAAGCATTTACTACAACTGGACTACATTCATGGACTTGTCCTTCTAAAGTTAATTCTGTACACGCAGTATGTGTTGGAGGTGGCGGAGGTGGCGCAGGATCTGGTGATGGTGGTAACGGTGGAGGCGGTGGAGGTCTTGGTTGGAAAAACAACATAGCAGTCACTGCAGGTCAAACATATTATGTATATGTAGGCATAGGTGGCAGTCCAAACAGTATTGTTGATGGTGTAGGTAGTTTATTTATTACTACAGATGCGTTTACTATTTCATCATTTTCAGTTAGTTCTAATGTAGTTACTATCAATACTAACAACAATCATAGTTTTACTACAGGTGATACAGTTAGTGTAGATTGCTCATTTAGAGAAATTAACGGTACATTTACGATTACTGTGGTTGACGCAAACACATTCACTTACTCTAAGACATTCCAAGACTATGGTAATACAACTATTACAGGTGTATGTTTCGAAGGTAACATTGTTGTTCGAGGTGGTGGCGGAGATTCAGGATTAGGTACAAACGGTGGATTCTCTTCACCTAATGACACTATGGTTGGTGGTACATACAACGGTGATGGTGGTGGTAACGGATCTACACAAGCAGGTCGAGATGCTTCTACTGCAGGAGGTGGTGGAGGAGCAGGTGGTTATGATGGTAACGGTGGTTCTCAAACTGGTGGCGCAGGTGGTAACGGTGCAGCTTCTAACTATCGTGGTGGCGGTGGTGGAGGTGTAGGTCTATACGGTGAAGGTGCATCAGGTGCAAATGTAGGTGCATACGCAGGTGGAGGATACGGAGGATCAGGTGGTGGTCGAGGTGGCACACATGACTGTAATACAGGAACTTGTGGACTAGGTGGTTCATACGGAGGTGGTGGCGGAGGTCACGACTCATATAGTGCAGCTTCTGGTTATCAAGGTGCAGTAAGACTAATTTGGGGTGAAACAAGATCATTTCCCACAACACTAACAGCAGATGTAACAGCAGGTGAGGTATATAGTTAATGGCAAATACAAGGCTACAATTTCAGGAATGGTTGCCAGATCAACCAGCAATTGCAGGACAGTTATTAGAAGCTAAAAATGTATACCCAGTATCTATTGGATATGCACCTTTTAATAGTTCAGAAAACTACTCTAATGCAGCTAGTGAAAACTTAAACTCTGTATTTGTAGGTAAGTTTGGTGACGAAGTTAAATTGTTCGCAGGTGGTGAAACTAAATTATTTCAGTTTGATTCTACAAACCTAAATATGATTGATGTGTCTAAAACAGGTGGATACTCTAGTGTTCATTACTGGAAATACACACAATTTGGTAATACTGTATTAGCGACAAATAATTCACAACCTATACAAGCATGGATAATAGGCACATCTTCTGCTTTTGCAGATTTATCTGCATCTGCACCAACTGCTAAATATGTTACAGTTGTTAGAGACTTTGTGGTTGCAGCTAACATAGGAAGCTCAGAACCATCAAAAGTTCAATGGAGCGACATAAACGATGAGACAAATTGGGTCTCAGGAACTACGTCTCAAGCAGATTATCAGCTAATTGCTGATGGCGGAAATATTACTGGTTTGACAGGTGGAGAATTTGGTTTAGTTTTCCTAGAGAAATCTATAGCCAGAATGACATATGTAGGATCGCCTTTATTTTTCCAGTTCGATGTAATCTCAAGAGGATTAGGTTGTTTTGCAGGTAATAGTATTGCACAGTATGGCGCAACATCATTCTTTCTTGCAGACGATGGTTTTTATATGTGCGATGGCAACACTGTGACAGGCATTGGTGTTGAAAAAGTAGATAGATATTTCTTTAATGACTGTGACCTTACAGATTTAGATACTATGTCTGCAGCTATAGATCCTATTAAGAAATTAGTGGTATGGAACTATGCTAATGTGGACGGTGGTCGTAGTATTCTGGTATATAACTTTAAAATGAACAAATGGTCTAGGGTAGATACAGATACTACAGTAGTAGGTAATGCAGCTACATCTGGTACAACATTAGAAGGATTAGCAATATTATACCCAAACATCGAATCTATACCTGCATCACTAGATGATCGACTATGGGTTGGTGGTAAGTTTTTATTTGCTGGTGCAAAAGATGATCGTATTGTAACATTTACAGGAAACACATATAACTCAGAAATTATTACATCTGATATAGAAACTGGATACAACTCAGTAGTAAGTTTAATTAGGCCACAAATTGACAATGGCTCTGCAGACATTGCAGTTGCATCTAGAAGAGAGTTAGATGACAACATTCAGTTTGGATCTTTAGTATCTACAACACAAGAGGGTCGTGCAAACTTTAGAAGTGCAGGTCGTTATCACAGATTTAAAATACAACCTACAGGTAACTGGACTAATGCAATAAGTATTGATGTTGATGTTAAAACACAAGGTAACCGATAATGGCAAACCAGTTTAGACGGTTACAACCACAGTATGCAGATACTCGTGAAATTGCAGAAGTAACTAATCAGATATTAAATGGTAAGACAAACAATACTGGCACAATTACATTAGCAACAGGTGGTGCAACCACAACCACAATCTACAATGAGCGTATCAGTCCTGATTCACAGATTATATTAGTTCCATTGACTTTAAGTTCTGCATCTACAAATGCTTATC